TGGTCAAAAAAAAAGTTTTTATTTCTGACGCGTAAAAATCTACCGGGAGCGGCAGTCCCGGGCGGCGAAAGGGGTTAGGGATTTGATCCCCCCTACCCCTGCGCATGTGAGAATGATTGTCATTTGATGCTCGGGATTGATTCAAATGATAATGAATCTCATTTATTGCATGGCGGCAGGGCAGGCGTCTGCCTGCCTCTGTTATTGGTAACTGCTTCCCTTTACACCCGCGCATCTATCTCCGCACCGATCAGCGCGATAGCCATGAAGGCTTCGCCGTCTGGGTAGCTGGAGAGCATCTGCCGAAGGGTTGCCGTACACTGGCTTACCTTTTCCCGCTGTTCAGGTTCGAGCTCTGAGATAGCACCCTTGATCAGCAGTAGCGTTTCCTGCTCTCGTTTCATTTCAATCTCTCTGTTGCTGTTTTACGTCGATGGCAGGGCCAGCAGAGCGACTCCAGATTGCCGTCGTCATCTGTACCGCCATGCGCTTTAGGGATGATGTGATCCACCGATTTAGCGGTCGTACCGATACCGCGTCTGCGGCAGTCCTGGCAGACATGCTGGTCACGTTCTAGAATTCTGGCCCGTCGTATATCCCAGGGTCGTCCGTATCCGCGCTCATGCCTACTCTTACCCGGCTGATAATTACGCCAGCCGTCACCGGCATGCGCTGCTCGGTGGTCGTCACAGTAGCCGCTGCCGTTATTAGTAAGAGCAACACAACCACGATGCCGGCAGGGACGCTTAGCTCGCGCTGGCATTTAGTTACCTCTGTTTTGCTGATGTTGGGACCATGGTCCCAGTAGCTCTGGCTTACTCAGCTACTGGCGGGTAATTGAGCGTGCTGAATACTGACAACTTCATTTGGTATGCGTAATGGTATTCAGCTGTAGCCCCGGAGGAAGCCTGCCAGCCTGGCAACATCAGAATGGCATCCGCACAGCGCAACATGGCGAAGCAGATGTCCATATACTCATGCAGCTCAAGCCCGCCGGGCAGGGTGGCCGGGTTAAGTGCCGTGTGGCCGTAACGCTGGAGCCGTTCAGCCTCTGCGTTAAATGCCGCACGGTTAAAGTCCTGATGTCCGGTCATCGGGCCAGCAATATAGATTTTCATTTGTTGCCCTTTGAGATCGGACCGGTAATGAGGAAGTCGCCCATCGGCACATAATCGGCTTTGGCCTTGCTGATGATCGCTCTTACTTTCTGAGCGATAAACTCAGCAACATCGAAAGTCCAATCCGGCACACCGTTACGAACGGCCACATCACCCGTTTCAGGGTTCAGATAGACAGGCACAACGCCAACAAAAAGCGCTTTATGCGTAAACGTGAGCTGAATGTATGACTTACTCAGCATTTTAAATACCGCCATAAATCCTCTATTTCGGTGCTATGCAGCCTTCTTCAAGTGCTGCGATATAACCAGCTAGTTGGCCCATATCGTCATCTGTGATAACAAAGTGGCCATCAAGATGGACCAGATTGATCACCGGCTTTTCCGCTGCGCACGGAGCCTTTGTCATCGCCGTCAGTGCTGGCGACGATTTCCCGCACCCGGCCAAAGCGGCGCAGATAATCAGCCGGGTTATTACGCGCATAATCAATTCGAGCCTGTCGCTCATCTTCGCTATGCGCTTTTACTGCCCGGACGATCATCTCCAGGACGATCGCCAGCACTCTCAATCCGGCTTCCACGCATTTCACCTTTGTTTTTGGCAGTTTCAACCATCACCCGGTAATCAACATCTGTTGGCCCGGTGCCCTGAGCTGCGTCTTTGGCTGCCTTACTGATCGCATCTGCGTTACGAGCATGACCGTAGTTCGCTGCAACAAAGTCGAGGACTTTCATGAGTACCACTGGAATCCTGCTGGTAATAGCCGGGGGCATTACGGCACGCAGCTGCGCGACGGCATACAGAACGATAAACACTCCTGTAGCACTGCTGGCCCAGCCGGCTGGCAGCGCTCCAATGATCGAATCAATGTCCAGACTGGCGCTGGCCCATGCGGGCCGGGTTGCGATTGCCAGAAGGGCAAACGTAGCGCTCATCAGAGCCCACGCTCTGGCGATTTTTTTCATGGTGTTCATAGTGATTTCTTCCCGCTTACGGTTTGATATTGAGCAGCGCATCAACATCAGCGCGCCGGCATTTATCGAGGTAATCAGCTGGCGTACCTTTTCCGGCTGATGTGTTGTAATACTGTTTCCAGTACTCCGCGCGGCCTTCGCGGGTGGTCGGGATCGGAGCTGTTACCGCGAGATAACGCAGCCGGCAGAACAGCATTGCCAGAAGAGGTGAGGTTCTAAGCTCCTGATAAACTGTCCGGCTCAGATCGATACCAAATGTCGAGAGCAGGGCACCTGCATAGCGGCTGTTCTTATACTTATCGCGTAGCCATTCGAACGTACCGAGATCCACTTGCGTTAAACCTGTCCCCGCGCTGGTGGGCGTCGGGTCTTTGTAATCACCCAGCAGGGTTTCAGCCGCTGCTGTTTCGACGCAAAGCGGAACGGCGGTGTTTGTTTTTCCGTGCCCGATTACGTCACATACCGCTTCGGCATAGCGGACCGCGTCCTGCTTGCTGATAAGGCCGTAATTCATCGTTGTTTTCTCCCGCCGAAAATCCGGCTTACTGTGCGTTTTGCAAATCGGGTGATCTCGTTAACGGTATGCGGCCATGCCACAGCCGACAGCCCGGCAAGCGTGATCACCTTCAAAATTGAAATGTTCCCCATGACGCCGTATGCCCACAGAATGATCGCCACCAGGATGCCTCTAAGGACATCGCCGGAAAGTCGTCTCAGATTGATGGGATCGGCAGAAAGCAGGGCGCTGGATATGACTCCGGCGGCTATCATGAGCAAGACCAGCCAGAGATCGGGGTTTCCATATTCGATAGCTGTGTTCATGAGTCCGCCACCCGCGCGGCGGGTATAAAAAACCCCACGTATGCGGGGTCTGTGGTTATGGTTTTGTTATCTCTGACACCGTTTGTAAGAAGCGCTCCTCTTCCAACTCGACGCCTATTGCCCGTCGCCCCAACTCAAGGGCGGCTTTGACTGTTGCTCCGGACCCCATAAAGAAATCAGCAACCACATCGCCAGGACGCGTGCTGGCGGAGATAATGTCGATCATCATCTCTATCGGCTTTTCACATGGATGTTTACCGGGATAGAACGGTACCGGTGGATACGTCCAGACATTGGTATACGGCACTGATTTAGTTACAGCGAACGGACGCCGCAGCTGCTCATATTGCTGCCGTAAATCCTGATACTGCAGGACCAGTTCTGAATAGCGCGCCGATAATGCTGAGTACTCCCGGGACAATAGATCGTGGTCTGTAGTCAGGCCTGTCAGCCCCTTCTCAGCGGCGACGCGATTAAAGAGCTCCTGCAAAGCCTGATACTGCTTTTCACCCGGTAACTGCCACTGACTTGCGCTAAACCAGTGACTGCACATTTGTGTGCCTGTAGCAGCATTAATCTGCGCAGCTGTAATTCCGAGACGCTGACGTGCCTCTCGAAAATATTCAATTAACGACGAAAATACCTGCCCCTTTAGCTCACGACATTTCGTCGCATAACCTGTATTCCCCTTTGCATATCCTTCAGCGCCATAGTGTTCAGCAAATAAAATATGCTCTGTAGCAGGGAAATAGGAACGAAGGTCTTCTTTACGGCACCCGTTCCAGCGACCATTTGGTTTTGCCCAGATGATGTGGTTCAGGATATTGAAGCGGTCACGCATCAGCATTTCTGTATCTGATGACAATTTTGGGCCACAGAATACATAGAGAGAACCAGCTGGTTTCAGAACGCGCCAGAACTCAGCGAAGAATTCATCCAACCAGGCCAGATAGTCTTCAACTGTTGCCCACTGGTTATCCCAAGCATTAGCTTTGACACGGTAGTACGGTGGATCAGTAATAATCGCGTCTATGCTGTTGTCCGGTAATGTTTTTATGTATTCCAGAGAATCAGCATGCGCAAGTGTGGCACTGTTTATTTTTACAGTGTTTTTCATGGAGTTTTAGGGCCTTATTTGATAGGCTCTCTTTGCTGTTGCGCATCCAGCAATGGGCCTTGTTTTACCCTGTCTCGCGGCATGGGCTGAAAGCTGCAGCATGGTCACACATGCTGCAGCGCCCATTTTCAAGGCACAAAAAAACCGCCATGGAGGCGGTTTGAGTGAGCTGGCTATAAATTTCCCAACTTAGAAAAATGATAGTTTTTTTGTGATTTTTTAGCAACCATTAAATTGGGACCATGGTCCCAATTTAATGCAGATGCAGAATGGGTGTAGGCGGAAAAACAACTCCGCCTTAGCTATTAGCTTCGCTCTGCGTACTGTGAATAGTATTTGCTGTTCTGCTGATACAGCTCAACGTCGAGGCGCTGACGCAAGCTTTCACACTCATGCGCCATATTTCCCGCTGTACCCATCAGATCGATAGCCTCTCGCATGTAAATGCTGGCTTCATTACTGTCCAGAGTTCGTTTCACCATCTGTAACAGCGAATAAATTTGCTGGAGCTTCTGCGCGAGCAAATCAGAACTGCATGTATCTTCTACCATTTAATCCTCCTGAAATAATACCAGGTCAACACGGAACAATTATTCGGGTAGCCAGCTGTCGTCTTCCCAAACGCTCTGGAGCAGCGACATCACTTTTTTATGTTCTTCGTCCGTTTTTGTGCCTGTGACCTGGACAGCCGAGCTTGTGCTCTTTGCTATACGTAAACTGAATCTGGAGTAAAGGGGGGAGAGGCGAGCATGCAACTGCTCTTGCAAAGCATCCAAGACCTTTTGCGATACTTTATGTTCTTGACCCAAAAGAATTTCTAAGCGCATGCTGTTTCCCCCGTCAATTTAATACTGTGTATTTATACAGTGTAATTAACAGGGGGAAAACTTCAAAGCGATTTATGTAAATTTGTGACTAAGAGATGAATAATTGCTCATATCGCATTGTTAGAACAGGAAATTTTCTGCTCTCAATAGCCCTTACTCCTTCTGCGATAACATCATCTCGGCTTAATGGAAGCCCTGTGGCCATAAACGGATATTCACCCGGAATGAACTCAGCCACGCAATGATTCTCTGTCTGGTCATTGTCTATTTTCCCCGTTACTGGATCGACAAAACCCACCCGCCCGACAATGAACCAGATTCGGCTGGCCAGAGACCATGGAAACCAACCTTCGCCCGGTCTGGCGCGGAAGAACCACTGCGAATACATACCCCTTTCAGCCTCCGCGCGCGCCTTTTGAAAGAAATTACCCATGCCATTGTGCGGCGTGCCTGCCCGTGAGTCTTCTTTTGAAAAGGGTGGGTTCGCATATAGTGCCGGCATTACACCACGCTTTTTCGCTTCCGCTATCCAGTCAAGCTGGAGGCAATTATCCTCGCGGGTAAAGTAATCCGGCAGCAGATGGTTTTGATCGCTGGCGCAACCATCAATGTGACATGGCCGCAGAATGCTAAACAGGCCTGCAGCTATGCGCGGATCTGTTCGCCAGCTATCTCGATGCTCTGGATGCGTATTGCTGAGGTGATCTAGAAGCATTTCCCCTCCATGCGCCACTTTTTCTCACAGTCCTCTTGCCAACTCTCAAGGTTTTCTCTGACAACGTCAGGCTTTCCATGACGATATTTACGCTGAACCTTTCGGCATTTACACCAGATGAAAATTGCTACCAGCCAAAAGATAAAAGGCCAGATTATTACGCCTAACATTGCGGTAATAATAACTGCCAGCATAATTGGCAATTCTCTGATTTCGGTATCTAAAAACGTATTAAAAAGCACCTTAAACACAGCGAATATGTTGCCATAGAATTTTGCTGTAAAAGCCATGCAGTCCATATAACTAAAGGCATATCCAGCCGCAGCCGCCCACAGCGGTTTATCTAAAAAGTGCTTTAACGTCAGCATTTAGGTACCCCTTCTACGGCACGATAACTGAATGGTTTTCCTGGCCCGTTATCGCGCCGGGCCACTGCGCCAGCACATACAGCGTCATCAAGTATTTTTCGGATTGAACGAGTATTAATACCCGCATCAAAAGAGAGCGTCCCGGTAGAAACATAACCGTCACCGCCAACCGTTAAACTGCGATTTGTTCTGCGAATGAGAGCATTCAATAAGACTACCTTTGATCGGCTCATCACTTATGCTCCTGTGGGGCGGCGGGCAAGAAAGGTTTTCGCTCTTTCACCCAATCAACAAGCAATTGGACATATTTCTCATGGGTAGCGAACAGCATTTCATCTGATTCTGGCGCTGCTATACCGGCATTGCTCAATGCAAGGCGCAATCCATCAGGCACCGTGACGGGCTGCGTGGCGGCGTAGTGGTGAAGCGTCCACCCGATGACATAATCAGCCTTGAAGCGCTCAACAGGGAAACCGATATTGTATTCCCTGAATATTGCTACTGCCTCAGCAAGAGGCACCAGCTCCCGCGCCTCGGCAGCCAGCAGGCGGCGGGCCATTTCCCGGAACATCCCCACGCTTACGGGTGCAATGTGTGCCGTGTGTAAGCTTTCACAAGCTTTTAGTTTTTCTTCGATTGCTTTGCTCAGTTGTGTCATGGCTTATTCCTCACCCTGATCGAAAAGAATGCGCGAATAGCCTGCATCGGTTGATACTTCCAGCCACCCGTCACAGCGTTCACCTGTTCTGATGCTAATAACGCGTGTGTGTTGATATTGCGACCCGCGAATATCGTCTAACTCATCTTCGGAGAAGAACATCGGCTTGCCACAATGCGGACAATAACAACCATAATCGCGATCTGCGCGACCTATGCGCGTCACTGTTAGAATTTCATTGCTCACCATAATTACTCACCCTCGGTCTTGATGGCTGGCAATAGTGCATAATCGCAATAGCAATCTATATGGCTGGCGCATTTGTCCTCGCTTGTTACTGGCCTTTCATCTACTTTTTCGGCCTGCTGTATAATTACGCCCCAGCACACGCTATCAACCTCATCACTCCAGCCGTCGCAGGCTGACTCGCGGAAGCATTCGATCGCATCCTGCGCCTCTTTCTGTGCTCGTTTTGCTGTGTCGTGGTTAGTAAAGCCACCATCTGTGTCATACGCGAAATACCCATTTGGCGTAACGTTAAGGGTGCCACCCCCTCGTTCTGCTACTGCTTTTAGAACATCAAGCACCATCAGGCAGTCAGCAAGTGCCCGATGCGCGGCACCATCAACGTCAACGTTCTGCTGAGCAATGGCGGCGGCCAGATGCTGCCTTTTAAAGCCCTGGCGATCTTCTTCAAACTCGCCATACCATTCACTGTATGTTCGCTTGGCGTCGATCTGGTTGTGATGAATACGGTTGTATTCATGAATCACTTCCGCTGCTGATAAGCCGTCATATTGACCGGTAATCAGGCTGGTTTGGGTTATCAGTCTGGCATCAAACTTTGAATTCCATGCCAGCCACTTACGATGATCGATGATCTCCATTACCTGCGGATAAATTTCTGCCCATGATGGAGCACTAGCAACCATCTCGTTAGTGATGTGATGAATATTGATAACATCAGCAGGAATATTTCTGGTCGGTTTAACGAGGGTATTAAGCAATACCTCACCGCTCATGTTTATTATGGCGATTTCAATTATTTCATCGTCTTCTTTTAAACCAGTTGTTTCGGTATCGATGATAACATCATCGCTTCCAAGCCATTTTTCAATGATGCCCCGAAGAATTCTTTTGTGTAAAAAATACATTTTCACTTCCAGATTTTTTGTTGATAGGTTCTCGAAGGCCGGGGAACATACTTCAGGGCTGGTAAATACACCTGTACGTATTTCTTACCCGGCTGAAATGACTCGGTAACGGTTGCATTCCTGCCTGCATCTTTATACTTTCGAGCCAGTTCTATAGCTTCGATTTCGGTCATAGGTCCTTGCATAAATGGTTCTATGGCCATATTTATTCCTGCGCCGTAACCTCTGTTAATGTTTTCACACCAATGAATACCTCAAGCGCAGATAGAATTTCAATGGTATAAGCAGCGACAAGATGTATCTCGGCTATAAGCGCCTGATGCAGATCTTCATGTTCGGCATCATCGTCATAGTCATAGCTTTTAAAATGAAGATTTCCGGCAGGCGGCATATGCAATATGAAGTCTGCAAGATTTTTAATCTGCCCATTATCAGGACGGCGTATTAATGCCATTTCTACGGAGCGAGCTGTCATTCCTTTGAGCATGCTTTTAGCGTCCTCTGTATCGTTTTGCACGCCATCAAGAACAATTTTCAGGGAAACATCTTCGCCAGTGAATACCGTTTTTCCGCATGGAGAAATAGTAAGGTTAGCTGGCAACGTAAAATAACCCATGGTCATGTTTTTAGTAACAGCATTAGACGTTAACTGAACGTCGCCCCATGGAGCGACAGCCAGGCTGTCGATTGTCTTACGCAAATACGATAATGCATCTTCGCACTTGGCAGCTGTTCCACCAGAGGCTATCAGTAAACGTTGCGCTGGCCACAACAACAGATAAACAGCGCTACTGGTGATGGGAGCATACTTAATAACTTCATTCTCCGCCTGTATCATCAACTCTTGCTGCAGCTGTGGGCCGACTTCACGACCTTCATCAAGTGCCTGTTCTACACGCTCATCTACCAAACGTTGCACTGCCATTGCATCAGGTTTACGCTTACTGCTAAGAAAACGCAGAAGGTACTTACCATCAACCTGTAGCATGCGATCATCAGCTGTCACCCGGCTCCAGCCCTGGCCAGTTCGCATTACATCTGAAAGGCCATCAAAACCACGCTCAGATAACAGGACCTCAATATTTTCAGGCAAATCTGTGTCTAATACATATGGAAAGGCAGCTCTGAATGTTTTCACGATTTTTTCCTTTTATAACGTTGGTTAACCTTTTTACGGGCAGCATCCATTACCAGCTCCCGCTTACTTTTACTGACGGTTTCCGGTTTACTATGGCATTGCTCTTGTTCGGATTTTTTAATTATTGGGGGAACGCATCCCCGCAATTCATAAAAATATTTTTGCGTAAAGTCTCCATTGTCCTGATAGTGCTGATTTGTTCCAAAAAGGCGTTCACTCATAAAATGCTCTCCTGATTTGTGGGACCGTGGTCCCAGCTAATCGAATGTCGTTTCTTTTGATGCGATGCTTTCGTTCTGCTGATCCGTATAGCGCTTTATCCATAATTCCTGAATATGCTGATCTCCGGGGCGATTTGCTCCGCACCATTCTGCTATTACTGCGTTCTTGCACCAGTCTGGATGCGTTTTAAAACCGCATGAAGGACAAAACATTAGATATTCATCCCGCGTTTTTGCATGCCTTAATTTAGGTCTGGTCGGAGAACGATGCATAACCTGTTTACACAGGCAGGGCGGGATTTCACCACATGTTGCGACAACCTTTCTTTCGTTGTTGTTCCACATGAATAAGGGCCTCATTATCCAGCTGAGATATGCACTGTAATATCAGCTCCCAGCGTGTCTGGTAGTTTTTACGCCAATTGTCATAAGTTATATTGCAGAGTTTACTAAGCTCTTTTTGGGTGTATTTATACGACTCACGGTTAACAAGATTTTTGGTTTCCTGTATCGCAAGCCATGACAGACCCTTCATGTTTTTCTCAGTCTTACTGCTCATCTTTGAGCTACACGTTTCTTTCTGATATAGCTGAATAATATTCCAGACGTGCTGAGTCAAAAATGTCTGGTCTTCAAATGACAACTGATCCCCATAGCAATAATTCAACCATGTCTTATAAGGTGTCGGCAGTTGATGAAGCGCATTCCTCCAGGAAATTTGTCTAAAAATTTGCGGAGATACCGGGATACTGCTGGTCCGGAATTTTTTCCCCTCTGTATATCTGACAGGCTCCGCTTCAACGATGACTACGGCTGCATCCACACTGATTTCACGCATTGGTTTCGCCGTGAATTTGCTGGCTGCAGCTGAACGTTCTGCCATTGCCACTATTTGATTTCGCTCCGGCTTAGAGAATGAAAGCAGTGCTGAAGCAAGCTCGTCACGTACATATTTAAGCTGAAGCATTTGTGCCTCCGGCTGTGAGAGGGCTTTGTTCGCTAAGCTTCAGATTGTCTGGTGCAATACCTGTCGCCATTTCGATGTTGATGATCTCGCGACGTATAAAAGAGGCCATTTCAAACAGACGATTCTGCAGCTGCTGCAGGGCAGTTTTATCATCGTTTTGATCGTAAAAGCCGTCATGTGCTGGTTCCGCATGCGCCAAAACATCACCAAATTTCATCGTTATGGTGTCGATCTCTGCCTCGACTGAGTCGACGCGGATACGGTTATATTTTGGAAGCCGTATCCACTGCAGTCCCTGCATAGCTGCTATTTTCTGAGAACATTTATCTTTATAAGAATCGGGCAGAACTGACATCCAGGTGAATACCCAGTCTGCTGGCAGTGGTGTCTCGCCTGCCATTACACGCTGGGCACGCTTAATGCAGCGGCTTCTCCAGCGCAGATAGTCGTCAGCACTGATGCCTTCCGACCCCATGTTAATCAGGCCCTGAATTTCAAGCGCCGGGATCAGGCGTTCCGTAGCAAAACATGAAACCGTAATGCCGGTTTCATGCAGCATCTGCATGGTGGCTCGCATAACCACAGATGACATGGTGTCTCTCGCCGGACATTTATTTCGTTCCACGTTTTGATACATCCTTCTCACTGTGCAATGTGTAATCTGATTTCAACTTTCCGTTTGTTTTCACTTCCAGTTCGTACTGACGCGGTTCTGGGATCTCTTCGCCCCATTGATATACCGCACTACGTGTGCAGTTAA